GTTGCCGTTGCGGGCAATCAAACCTGCGTTGCGTCTTGCAAGTTGAACCTCAGTACGTGCAAGGTCAACTGCACGAAACGCACCTTTTTCAATTGCGTCTGACATGGTTGCACCTTTAGAGAGTGCGGTATACATGTCCACGAATGGGCGACTGTAAACCTCGGCCTCAGTTGCACCATTACGCAATGTTTCGGTACTAATGTCGTTTGCGCTTATTCGACGTCCAACAAACTTTTGACCGTCAATCTTTGCAATCTCACGGTAGAACGCATTTGCGAGGTTTGCGGCCTCACGTTTGGTTCCTCTCATCTGAAGGCTCAAAGCCTTGATGAAAGTTTCCTTGTTTGCGTCTCGCCAATCAGGGAGGTTTACGAATAGGTTTCTGGCAGCGGCTCCAGCGGATTCAATGAGACGACCTGAAACGGCTTGGTAGGCGTCTGCCAGTTCCTTACGGGTTGCCACCTGTTGTTCCAGTCGTGTCAATAATTGCCTGAGTCTCTGCGTCTAGCAATTCAGACGGCTTAAGAGTTGTAGGCATTACATCACGGAACTCAAGTCCAGTAAGCCCAACAGACTGAGCCGCTGAATCTGGAGTCACACCGGCTCGAATCATTACACCAAGAGCCTCAGCCTTATTGCGGAAATCAAGATTGGTCTCAACAGTCTGAGTGGTTTCAGTTGCACCGGCAGTTAGAACATTTTGGATAATAACTTCACCGGCTCGTTCAACTTCCATCTGAGCAACCTCAGCCGGAGAGAACTGACCGATTAGGGTCATGCGTGAATTGAATGGAACGTCTTGGAACTTAGAGTTTGCATCTGCACGTTCGGCAAGTGAGTAGCGTTCCGCAGGTTTCCAAATTGGCTCAAGGTCCAAAAGGTTTGCACGTTCCTCGTCACCAATCCAACGGAACATCAAAGACATTAGTTTGGTCCATGATGAGTTGAATCGTGCGATACGGTCCTCAGCCTTGAAAACAAGTCCCTCACGGGCCAACGCTGCACCCTCAGCCGAGCCATTTGCGCCCTCAGGGGTCAAATAGTGCATTGGGGTACGTGTGACCGCTGCAAAATCTTGAATGTCTGCACGGACCGCTGAGAGGATTCCCTGCAAGTCAGTCTGACCTGATTCCCAAATGTCTGCGTTTTCTGGAATCATCCACAATGAACCCGGCGATGCGGTGAAAAGACCATTAAAGTCGATTTCGTTTCCATCTGGGTCGTGCGTTGGAAAATCGCCCTTGATTGCTCGTTGCTTGAACGCCTGAGTGGTAGCGATGATGATGCGTTGCAGAATCATGTGGTTGATTCGGTCAATGATGTCCAAATAAGGCTCAAACTCGCCCTTTTCGTCAATGTTCTCAAACTTGACAACCGGAACTTCACCCAACGGGTTATCAGATGACAAGTCCTCACGGTACATCCAACCCTCAAGAGTGTAAAGGCTCTTTGAAGTGTCTTTGACGTAAACTTCTACACGGTCAGGGGTGTAGTAATACATCATATCCATCCCTGTATCCTCATCACGCCATAACTTGATAGCGTCAATAATGATACGAGGGTCCATTGGGTCAGTCTTGACCTCAATCTGACGAGGGTCCTCAACTGTTACAACTGGAAAACCAAAAGCGTTCGGCGGGCCAACAATTGCGTAAGCCTCGCCAAAAATAAATGCGTTGTTGTGAATGTCAGCGGCACCAACGTCAAGGTTGTTTGCTTTCCATAGACGACGAGCCTGCAAGTCACCATTCTCATCACCATCGGCACCGGTTCGGAAACCTGCAATGATTAGGCGTTCACGCAAAGCGGCAACAGCCAATTGAGCAACGTTTAGACGAGCCTTTTTCTGAAAACGACGGTAAGCGACTGATGCGCCCTCTGCACCCTCAGGGAGTGGAGCGTCGCCCTCATAGTAGCGTTCCAACAAGTTGTATTTGTGTTGGTCGCCAGCGAGGTCACGGACCATATACTGTTGACGTGAAGTCAGGTCAGTAGCCATTGGTTCTCCTATCGGATGCGGCGGGGAATGAAAGTAGATTTTGTAGCCTGACCCTTAGACAATGCTTGGAGTCTGGCTTGGTAAGCGAGTGTTGCTGCGATTGCAGCGTCAATTTTGTCTCTTGAATCAGGATGAGACTTTGCAATGGTTAAACCGCCTCGAGTGATACGGCGGCGAGAATTTAGAATGTGTCGGGTTAATGCACGGGACCCGTCGTGGCTAATGTCTTTTTGGATGATGGCATCATGGAATTGCTCCAATGCTCGAACAACCAAATACGAACGATTACCCGTCATCCACCATTCAATAGGGTGGTTGAGAGATGATTTGACTTTCAGATTCTTTCCGAAAGCCGATTCCCAATTGGCAATGTACGATTCCCATTTCGCCGGGTCAGCAAACATTCCAACAACTTTGTAAGTTTCAAAAGCCTTACGGACCTCATAATCGACGTCCTCTGTTGGAACCTCCCAGTCATCACCGGCAGGGCCATCAGGTTGCTCCCAAACTTTAATCTCAAACAAGTGACCGTCTGAAACACGGCAACCAATCAGGGCAGTAGCATCTGCAATACCTCGAGAACGCTTACGAGAACCGTCAAAACCAAGAGTAATCTCATCGCCCTTGCCAATCTCTTTAACAGCGGAACAAGCGTTCCATTCTGGAGCGGAAACCCAAGCATCACGGGATGATGTTGGTTGATTGAAATAGTAGCGGCGTGAATCCTGCGGGTCATTACGAGGGTCGTAAATTTCGTTCATAATGCGGTCAATGTCCATGACATCTGCAAAAGGCCCATAAGCCTCACGCAAACCGGCACGGACCTCATCCTCATTTGTAAGGTCAACATCTGGGTCAGCCTCACGGTGGTCGAACAAAAGTCGTTGACGTTTAGTTTTACCCTCAGCAATTGCCTTGGCAAGATTGTGAGTTTCCTCAGCAACCGAATTTTCACCCGGCATATACATCGTCGAAGTTTCAAGAGACCAAGGTTCGGCCTGTTTACGTTTCGCCAAGTTTCGTCGAACTGTTGCGTACATGCGCTTAAGTTCCGGAGTCGTGTAAAGGTGCGTTTCGTCGTACACGATGAAAGATTCTTTACCACCATCCTTTGAACTGTTAGATGCAGTTGATGGGATGATTTCGCCGCCGCCCGGAATAAAGATTCGGGTTAGACCGGCTGCGTCACGTGGTAGGCCCTCGGCAAGAGGACCCTCAGTCAAGTTGAAGTGAATGTTGTCGTAAGTGTTTCCGGCCTGACCCTCCTCAGTTGCGAGGCATCGAATAACCGGAGCGACAATTTCAATACCCATCGGTTCACCGGCTTGGTAAAGATAGGTTTTGCCTTTGTAAGTATAATTTTCGCCACCCTTGGCCCAGTCGTAAAAACGGGCAGGGCCGAAACCCTCAAAGAGTGCGATGAAACCTGCAAGTTCCGATTTTGCACGGCCCTTTGCACGGCTCATAAAAGCCGAGTCGTAATTGCGTCGACCATCATCGCCCAAGGCGTAGACGTCCAAAATAAACCCAGCAAATTCGTCATCGAGTTTTACTGGAGTTCCTTGTACGTCACCCGGACCGTGTACGCAGAATGTTTCAATCCACCAAATTGCTAACCAACCAAGAGAACGATTACGGTCATGTTCCTCGGCACGGATTAGTTCTCTAGTCATTCGCTAGACGGTTCCTGCGGTCATCTATGTTCGTGACAATTTCAAGAATCGGCTCAGACTGAGGTTCAACATAACGGATTCGCAAATCACGTCGAGCGTCAACTGTTGTACCCATAACCTTTTCACGCATGCGCAACTCAGCCATTGCTGAAACAACGCCGTGTGATGCGGTTGCATGCACCATCGCAGTATCTATTGCAAAAGCCCAGTCGGAATCTTGCCATAACACGCAATGAGGCATCTTGGTAAGAGCGGTCCACCAAAAGCGGGTGCGGTTCTCTAACGGAATCTCAATTGGCTCGCCATCTTTGTTGATGATGGTTCGAGAGACTGGCAGTTCCGGAACGGGTCCAGAATACGGTTCGTTGATAACGTCCGTCCAGTCGACGGTTGGTTTGTTGCGATGAACGACGGGGCGTTCACTCGGCTTACGTCCAGCCATGCCCATTTTGTTTCC